CAGAGATTACAGTGGTTTGATGAAAGCAATCAACAAAAAGAAAGGTCCTTTTAGACCAGGAATGTAATAAATTATGGCAATAGAGTTAGGTTCAAAGATAGTTAAAGATACCAAAGAATATAGTAATTATGCTATTGGTATATCACTACCAATTCAGATTGGAAAAACTGCTTTTGAGCAAACCTTTACAACATTTGAACAGGTTAAATCAAATATTAAAAATCTTCTACTTACTAAAAGAGGGGAACGAGTTATGCAACCCGAGTTTGGAAGTGGACTTCAAGAACTATTATTTGAACAAAATGTAGATGACTTAGAAGGTAGAATACAGACAACAATAGAAGATAGTATTTCTCAATGGTTACCATTTGTTAATATAGATGAAATAGATATTGAACAAACAAATGAACTACGAGATAATAATAGAGTAAATGTTTCGATAAAATTTAGAGTAGGAAACTCGGTAGACTTGAATGAAGTAACATTCACTGCACAAGGGTAATAATTATGGCAATTACAAAATCAACAAAAAACTTTAAGAATAGGGGTAAGGATATTAAATACCTTAATAAAGATTTTGCTCAATTTAGAGGAAATCTAATTGAGTTTGCTAAAACTTATTTCCCACAAACTTATTCTGACTTTAATGAGTCATCACCTGGTATGATGTTTATTGAAATGGCATCTTATATTGGTGATTCACTTTCTTATTATATTGATGATACCTTAAAGGAATCATTGATGGTTCATGCAGAAGATATTGAAAATGTAATCTCACTTTCACAATATTTGGGATACAAACCAAAAGTAACATCCCCATCAGTAACAACCCTTTCAGTTTATCAATTGGTTCCTTCAATTGGAACTGGTGTTAATAACACTTTTGATGAAACTTATTTACTAAAAATAAAAGAGGGAATGCAAGTTAGGGATGAGGATGAAAACAATTTTATAACCCAAGATGTTGTTGATTTTTCAGACCCAAGTGATAGAGAAATAACTATCTATTCAACTGACAATTCAACCGGCGAAGTTACATTTTATTTGGTTAAGAAAAAGGTAGAAGCAATATCCGCTGAAATTAAAACAGCAGAATTTTCATTTGGAGCATATTCTCCATTTAGAACTATTGAAATACAAGATACAAATGTAATAGATATTTATGATGTAAGAGACTCAAATGGAAACAAGTGGTACGAAGTTCCTTATCTTGGACAAGAAATGGTATTTACTGACTACCCAAATACTGAAAATAATGACCCAGACTTATATCAGTTCAAATCAACTGTACCTTATGTGTTAACTACATTAAAAACACCAAAGAGATTTGTTAAAAAAGTAAATGGTGATAGTACAACAACTATACAATTTGGTTCAGGTGACCCATCAGCAAGTGATGAAACACTAATACCAACTCTAAAGAACGTTGGTTTGGGGTTACCTAATTCTATTTCTAAGTTGGAAGAATCGTTTGACGCAACTAACTTCTTAAAAACAAAAACATATGGAACATCTCCATCTAACACAACAATTACTGTAAAGTATTTAGTTGGTGGTGGTGTGGGGTCTAATGTTAAAAAGGGAGTACTAACAAATATTTCAGGAATCGAATTTGAAGAAGATACACAATTATTCACACCAATTCAGTTGTCTATTTATAATAGTGCAAAAACATCGATAGCAGTTGATAACGAAATTCCTGCAAGTGGTGGTAGAGATGGTGAAACTATTGAAGAAATTAGACAAAACGCATTAGCAAACTTTGGTTCACAAAATAGAGCAGTTACTGCTAAAGATTATCAGGTTAGAACATTATCAATGCCTGTGAAGTATGGTTCAATCGCAAAGGCATTCGCAACATCGGATGGTAATTTAGATAATAATTCACCATCATCAATTCTTGCTTCACCAAAAGCATTAAATGAGTTTACTGATTTGGTACAATCATTTGTAGACAAACCAGATGATGAAGAACCAAATAGAGAAACTATACAAGAAGAAATTAGACAATTCTTAGTTGGTAAGACTTCTAACAATAATGAAAAGAATAATCCATTCGCAGTAAATCTTTATTTACTTGGATATGATAATTCAAAAAGATTAACAACTCTTAATAGAGCAGTAAAAGAAAATCTAAAAACATATCTAAACGAATATAAGATACTAACAGATGGGATTAATATTTTAGATGGTTTTATTATCAATGTTGGACTTGAATTCGAAATTATAACTTATAAAGATTATAATAAGAGTGAAGTCTTATCTGATTGTATTTCGGAACTAAAAAGTTATTTTCAAATCGATGATTGGACTTTTAATAATACTATTAATATTTCGGAATTAGAACTCGTAATTGCAAATGTAGAAGGAGTTAGTTCGGTTCCAAAATTAAAAGTTGTAAATAAGTGTGGTGGACAATATTCACCAAACTCATATAATATAGAAGCAGCAACTAAAGATAAGATTGTATATCCATCTTTAGACCCATCGGTTTTTGAAGTTAAATTTCCAGACGTGGATATTAAAGGGAGAGCAAGATAATGGCATACTATTTCCTTACAGCATCAAAAGATGCATCGGTGTACTTACAACAACCCAATCAAAATTGTGGTTTAGATGAGGTATTAGAGGTTAGTAAAGTTTACTATGGTAATGTTAAGGATGTTTCGAGAGCACTCCTTAAATTCGATATAGTTCCCTTATCGGAAAGTATTGCTAACGGAGAAGTAACAATGTCTGAAGCAACTCTTATTCTAAAAGAAACCGAATCAGAAGAACTACCATTAGAGTTTACATTAGAAGCATATCCAATTTCACAAAGTTGGGAAATGGGTAATGGTACTCGATTTGATGATATAACTACAAGTGGTGTAACATGGAATAATAGAGAAGGTGATTCAACTCTAAGGTGGTTACCTAATAATACATTTGAAGAAAACTCAACGGGTTCGTATGAAGGCAAGGGTGGTACTTTTTATTCAAATGTTTATTCAACACAAAACTTTGAATACAAGACCAACGATGTCTATATGGATGTAAAAGACATAATGGATGATTGGGTTGGTGGTGTTATTCCAAACGATGGTATTATATTAAAATTACCATTTGATAAAGAAGGTGATACAAATGACTATGGTATCATCAGACTATTTAGTAAAGAAACAAATACAATACATCAACCAAAAATTAGAGTAGGTTGGGATGATTCAAACTTTTCAACAGGTTCTCTTTCAGTATTAACAAGTGAAGAATTAAAGGTTGGAATTAAAAATTTCAAAAAAGAATACAAGGTAAATACAACTCCAAGAATAAGAGTGGTGGGTCGAGAATTATATCCAATTAAAACATTTAGTTCAACAGCACAATATACCTTGAGTAACGCATTACCAGAAACAACATATTACCAAATATCAGATTATCATAGTGAAGATGTACTTGTTCCATTTAGTGATTACACTAAAATAAGTTGTGACTCTAATGGAAATTATTTTAATTTGAATCTTAGTAATTGGGAAGTAAATAGAGTATATAAAATTGAGTTTAAGGTTGTTGTTAGTGGTGTGTCTCACTATTTTGATGATGACTATACTTTTAAGATTGTAAGTTAGTATGAAAAACACCGGTCTAAAAAATGAAACCTTTGTAGGTGATATTTTGAAAAGTGGTTCTTTGGTTATTACCGAAAAGAACTCTGCTGGTGTACGTTTGTTTAGGGAATCCGATACTCGTGATGGTGTTATTAGTGGAAAACTTACAAGACCAAACTATGATACTGCAGAATTAAAAAAATCTATTGATACAACTATATTCGAGTTAATACCAAATAGACCACCAGAAGGACCAGATACGGTACTTCGTTCGGTTTATAATGTGGTAACACAATCGGTAAATGATTTAACATTAGAAGTTCAACGATTAAATACTCAAGTCAATGATTTATCTGCTAAAGTATCTGAATTAGAAATTGTTAGTGAAAGTTTGAGAATTGAGGTTGATAATGAAAAATTAAAAGCAAATATTGCAGATGAACAAGCAACAATCGCCAACAGACAAATATCAACAACTACAATCGATTTACAAAACGCAGTACAAAACTCAATCAATGAGGCAGTACAACGAGTATCTCTAACAGCAAGAGTTGAAGCATTACAAGAATCATTTAGAGTACAAAAAGAGTTAACCGAAGAAAGAGAAAAACAAAACGCAGCACAAAATGCATTAGAAGGATTAAATGGATTCTTTCAACAAACTGAAAATAGTGGATGGAAAATATCGGCAAACGATATTAAAGATGAAAGTAGAAAGGGTATTTACTTTAATGTTGAAAATTCTCGAGACTTTGAGTGGAAAAATGGTGAAAAGGGTGTTGCATTCTTTAACTTCTCAACCGAAGAACAAACTTTTACAATATCAGAAGGTATTGATTGGATTGAATTTCCAACATCTTTCAAAGTACCAGCAAGAACCGAACAAAGTGCAGGTGTAACAACGGTAACCTATAAAGTAAGTAATATTGGTAGAACATCTAAGAGAAAGCAAGTAAAAGAAGGTACTGTTGTAATCAATACATCATCGGGTGATAAATTACAATTAAAGGTATATTATAGAAAAGAAGTTAAGAGAAAAGACAAGTGGGGAAGTAGAGGTACTGCTCAAGCGTTTGTTGGTGAAGATAAAACAGGTGGATAATGGCAATTAAAACATTTAAGGAAATAATAGATAATCGAGGATATCGAATTAACTCAAAGGATAGGGAAATTTTTGAGAAAGGAACTCTACAATCATTTTTTGGGTTTTCTGATTCTGATATGATTGAATTTGTATTATATGATATAAATGACAACCAGTTACCACAGGGTTTGGAAGGTAAGTCAGTAAGATACATAAAACTATCTTCAGAAAATATCAGAGATTATATATTGATTCCTGAAGGAACATTGTTTCAAGCATTAGAATTTCCAAAAGAATATTTTATCGATGTTGAACGATTGATTAAAGAAGCAGGATATAATAATGGTATTTTCAAAACACAAATAACTTTATTAAATAAGAGAGTTGGTTACGATAACGAAAGCGAAAAACTTTGGATTAAAGAAATATCTCCATCAAGACTTGAAGTAAAGTTATTACCAATACAAAATGATGCTTCTAAAAAAACAGATTTATTACAGAGATTTAAGATATTTGTAAATGGTAGTGGGTTTAGAGATGATGTATTACCATATATCAGTACATTTATAGAAACAATAAACCCATCTGAAATAGATTCGTTTATTAAAAAAACTTATGGAGAGAAATGGTATAACAAAATGATTAGTGAATTTGGGGTATCTGGATTCGATAGATTGATGACTACCATATACAATAAGTTTGCGGAAGCAATGAAGAACGAATTTTCAAATAGAGTTTCATCTATTAATGATGTAAATTTTGGAAAACCAAAAAAGATAACACCTTCAATTTCCTATAACAAAAAAGATGTATTTAAGATTGCACAAAAAATATTAGTAGAATGTATTGAAAGATATTTACCTAAAAGAGCAATACAAACTCAAACACAAGTAGATGAAGTGTTTGATGAAAGTTTTGACAAGGTTGGAACGGTTATTCAAAGTAGAACAAGTGATGTTACAATCAATCCTAAAAAGACTGAAATAAATGTAACTAAGAAAAAGGAAGTATCTCCTGAAGAACTTTCTTTAGATGAAGAAATTAAAAAAGAAGTTCCGAACGAATTACCAATTCCTGAATTCAAAAAACCAAACCCACTTAAAAGAAAAAAAAGAGGGGGGTTATTTGATAAGTTTAAGTCCAAGTTTATATCAAGACAGAGTTTTTCGGATAGAAGTTTAAGAAATACAACATTATAATGCCTGTACCAATAAATGACATACAGTTTGACCAAGGAACACCTCAACAAGGTGATACTTTTATTAACGATGGTCCATCGGGAGGTGGTGGAGGTGGAATATCTACTGGTGGTACTGGTACTGGTACTGGTGGTGGTGGTGGTATAAGTACCCCAACCCCCGTATCAAGTAATTTATTCATCTTTAACATCAGTTCAAACGAAACTTCATTTACAACTACGGTAAATGGTCAACCCGTTGGTGATAATAAACGAATTAGAATAACAAAAGAATCACTAACCAAAGAAAACAAAAAAATTGAAATAAAAAAGAATGGATTTTTTACGGGCGAGTATTATATTTTAGAATTAGTTAATGATGGTATTCCTTTAATAAAAAATACACTTATTGGTAATAAGTTGCTTGGTATTGACACTAAAGATGTTGTACTAACAAAGTACAATAATGATGAAGTTGTAGGATTACCACAATCCATAAGAAGTAAGGTATCATCAGACTTGAGTTTCAAATTAGTAAAAACTGGGGGAAGTGATATATACGAAGAACCCAATAGTTATCAGGTTAAAATAAATGTATCTGGTAAGGGTTCACCCGTAAGTGTTCTTAAAAATGGAAATAAATCGGCAGAGTTTTTCCCTGAAATAGGAAATAATACTTATGAGGATGTTGAGGGTACATCTTATAAAATTCGTTCATCGGATTTATCTTTATATAAGATTACAAGTATTGTACTAACTGCTAAAGACAATCAACCAAAAGAAATAATAGCAGATTCGGGTGAAAGTTTAGACATAGATTTAACTCTAAATAAAGAGTATACTGTTGATATTGTTACTGATGAGGTATTTCAAGGTGGTGGAGGATTAGACCCCCAAATATCTTTAGTAAAAACCGACCCAAGAAAATACAACATAAATAAAAAGACTGGTGTACCGATTATGATTAGAAAGAACGAAGATGTTCAAGTAATCACAATTGTAGTTGGTGAAGATGTTTTGGAGTTTGATAATTTAGATGATGGAGATATTATTGGTTTAACAATACCACATGATGTGTTTAAGCAAATAGGTAAGTATAATATAAAACTATATCCATTTTCGTTGGATGATTATGAAAATCAAATAAGACCAGATGATGAACCCGAGGTTGTCAAACCAAAATCGGTTATACCTAAAGTTGAAATAAAAGAAGAAATTAAAATACCTAAAATTGAAATAAAAGATAAGTATAATCCGTATAAACCATTTACACTTAATACTGGTGGAGGTGGTGGTTTTACAACTTCATTTATAAGTGAAAATAATTTTGGGATTCCAAACCCATTCGAAGCAGATAATGTTATAGATGGTAGAGTAAGAAGAAACGAGATATTTAGATAATGGCAGAGTTATACAACATAGGAGGGTTATTACCATTTGACAGTTTGAGTCAAACAAGTAGTACTGTAAGTGGGCCAAATCTTACTCTAAATGATTTTGGTTCACCAACTGGTATGACAATAAAAAAACCTGTCAATCCTATAAACTTTCCAACAAAACCAAAAAATTTATTAGGATTAAATTCAAACAAACCTATAATATCTTTATCAGAAAGACCTCAACCAAAAACTTTGATTGAAAAATTAGATGAGGGTATTTCTGATGTTGAAACAATAGATGTTGAGTCAAGAGCAATAAACTTGGTAATTAATGTTGTTGATGAAGTAAGTGTTCCAATACCAGATGTTGTTGAGATAACTTATCCTAAAGTAGTTAGGGGAGCAGACTTTGTGGGATATGATACTGATTTTTCAATTAAATGGAATTCAGTAAATGCTACATATATAAAATTATTTATTGGTAATTCAACGGACTTTG